GTGATCAGTTAGATATGACTGATAATTATTTTAAAATATTAATGACCAGAATGTATGAAACGTTTTATGTAGAGAATACGGAAAATTTAGGTAAGCTTCCTGACGATGAGTTTAATTTAATTATTACTCCTACAGCTGGATATAGTGGTGAGGTATTTGCTGATAGGTTAAATTTTAATGGTGATATTGTATTCTATGATTATTGTAGTGAGAATGTAGATATAAAACAAAATATAGTTGAAATGAATATGACTATGGATGATATAAAGTTATATTCAAAAAATGAAACACAGATGTTTATTTTTAATGATTACGGTGGGGATATACCACACACAGATGAATTGAAAAAACGAGGTATGACCTTTGGAACTCATGAGGAGCTAAGAAAACTACAACTGAATATGTACGAAGAATGTGATATAGAGTATAAAGTATTTGATGTTATAGACAGCTGTCTTGCTGGAAACAAATGGTTCGTAGAAAAAATAAAAGATAAACGGGTGTTCATGGATATTAGTAATATATACGGCTATCATGTATCTCATGTTTGTTATACCTTTCCAGAACTACTTAAAAGTTTTGATAAACTAATTGAACTATTGGATACCCACACTGAACATTATTACTTGAGAGGCACAAGACCTACGAAGGACAAATATGCTAAACGATAAGTTCACAGAACTAAATCATAAGTATAATGCTTTTGATTACTACAAAGAAAAATTAGATGTAAACTTTCTAGAGTTTACCTTGGAAGAATTAGGTTTGCCAACTGCAAATGAGTTGTATAAACAAACCTTAAAAATTGTGGATGAGATTGGTGGTATCAAAGGATGGCAAAGAGATAACAAAGAGTCAAAGAAATACAAAGGGTTTAGTATTTGTATGAATCCAAACGGTGATGAACATTTACAAGGTCCACACGCAAGTCTTGGCCATCCAGAATTAAACTGGGCTTATTCTCGAATAAATAATCCAAACCCGCCTTGGGAAACTGACAGAGATACTTATTATGACACATATGGATTTTCCACAGTTCATCCAGTAGTCAAAAAACATTATGGTAAACTTTTAGATAGTGTAGATTTACTACCAACAAGATCAAGAGTTATGTGGGCTTATCCTGGCCACGAACAGTCTTGGCATATAGATGAAGTTTTGTGGAGTGCGATAAGATTTAATATTCCACTGGTTACAGAACCATCTTATATTTTAGAGATTGATGGAACAGATGACTATGACAATTCTTTGACACTAACAAAACATTTAGAAGTGGGTAAAGCTTATATGTGGAATACAAGAATAAAACATAGAGTTAGGGATACTGGTGGTGGAACTAAACCAAGAATTCACATTGTTGCTGCATTCATTCCTTGGTTTGAAAAAGACGGCATTGATTGGAAACCGAATAAATACTTTGGAGTACAACCTATGGACATGATAAAATCAAAAATGATTTTTCCTTACGCACCATGAAGATATTTGCAGTTAGAATTGGTGACAAGTATGGGCCAGAATATGAAACATACTTGGAGAAAAAACTTTCAGACTACGAGATAGTATGGATTCGAGAACCATATAATCCAGAAGTTGTACTTCAATGGAATAAGATGTATGCCATGAATACGGGCATTGATGAGCCTGTTTGTGTTATTGATATTGACATGTTACTTATTAATGACTACAAGAAAATATTTGAATTTCCTATTGAACGTGGTGAATTTGCTGCAATGCCTGGGTGGTGGAGAGATACAGATAAAGAAGGATATCAAATCAATGGAGGGTTTTTTAAATATTACCCTACGGACTGCCAGTATATCTATGATAAATTTATGAAAGATTATAAACACTGGCAGAGTTATTATATCTTGAATGGAACAACAAACGGGCCTGTTAATGGAGAACAGTATTTTGTTGAGGATTCTGTTAAGGAGAAATTAAAGTTAAAAGTTCTTCCCCCTGAGTGGTTTACTCGTTGGGTAACAGGGGAAGACATTATATACGGTAAGAGTATAATGAAGTTTAACGTTCAGCTAACAAGAAAATATAGAAAAATAACTGGTAATGATTATGTATTTTTAGGAGATGAGTTTCATCCTGACATAAAATGCGTCCACTTTTCTCATAGATTTAATAAACCACATGAGTGGAAGGGGTTTAAAAATTATGTATAAAGTTGAAGAGATAGAGTGGGAAGATATTAAAGAAGTATGGGAACAACATTTATGGCCAGAAAAGAAAGGTGGAGTGAAACAAACTAATAATTGGACAC